AAAACAGTCATTATATCTTGAACAAACTCCATATTTATCATACCTTGTAATACTTCTCTTTGTCCTTTTATACCAATATCTGCCGCCCTAGCCGCATCTAAAGGTCTGTCAAAAGTAAGACCCCGTATTTCATTGCCTGCTTTGTTAGCAATCTGTGTATAGGTATCTAATTGTTCTGCCTGTAATCTAGCAAACCTTTGTCCTTCGGATTCTGCTAAATTTCTTTGGGTGTCTGCTATAGCCACAGCTTTCTGTTCACCCCATTTGTCTTTCTTTGCCCACGCATATATAGTAGGAGGGCTAACTGGGTGCTCTGGAGTAGAAATTTCCTCAGCTATCTGTTTGGCTGTTTTATCGCCCGGTAAAAAAAGCTCCATTGCTTTTAATTTTATTTCTTGTGGGATGTGTTTTGGCATATTTTTTAATCCTTGAATTGGTCATATATACTGTTAGAATCATTCATTCCATATCCTGCATCAGATACGTGTTGTGAATCTATGTTTCCTCCCAATGGTGTTCCATCAGAATTTAAGAATTGAGAGAAATCCCAGTATCCTGTTTTATCTGTATGAGCTGTGTAACAACTTGGAAATTTTATTTTTGAACCATGCGGTAATTTTATAGCATCGTATTGCATACCTATCTCTCCCCTAGTACATATCCCAGCCCATATATGTTCTTGTTCTGCAATAGGTGTATAATTTTGTCTTTTCAATAAAGTACCTGTAGTTCTTTGTAAATTTTTTACTTGTTGATTACTTCCACAGTCTGTGAATTTACACCAAACAACTGTGCCATATTTCTTTTTTACATCTTCTATGGTAGGGAGTTTCTTTGGGAATTTATCTTTATATTCCCTTTTAGGCCCTTCCTTCTTGCCCGGAAAGAACATTTGAAAACCTCTAACTACCTTGGTTAGTCCACCAGCTATACTCATACTAGAACCTCCTTTTGTTCCATAACGCTATGCATGCAGCATCAGCGTAGTCTTGTTCAGGGAATTTGTCTCCCCACTTTTCTTCAGCAAATCGCTTGATTTCATCTTTTTTTACATTGCCTTTGCCCACTACGTCTTTCTTCCAAGTATTATTATCTACACGTACAGTTGGTATACCTTGTAATACAAGAATAGCCCATACGGCTCCGACAACACTAGCAAGTGTGCCAACAACACTTCTGTTTTGAGCAAATATTGAAGCTTCGATAGTTGCAAAATCTATTCTATTTATTGTACTTAATTCATCAGAAAAATTCTTTATCAACTCGGGGAACCTTTCTGGGAATGTTTTTTTGGTGTCACAACTCCATTTATATAAAGCAACTAATTCTTCGTCAGGATTTACAGCTGCAGCATGAATTGCTTTACTAGAAGTATCTAATCCTAAATATATCATAGTCTTTCCCCATTTGTTCTAAGAGTGACTACCCTACTAACTGTTTGATATGCAGTTGTATAAGTATTTAATAGTCCTTGAATTTTCTTTTGTGCGGCTTCCTGTTCAATTATGTCTCTTTTCAACTCTCTTAGGTTTTCATATGTATCCATAATTTCACCTTTCAGCTCATCTCTTGTAGGTTTTTTTAGGTCTCGTTCTTCGTAAGTTTTTACAATCCTATATAAAGCTGTACTATAACCTTCATCAAAAGCTGCATTTAAAGCTCCTACTTTAGATTCAATATCACCAATCTTAGTTTCTAAATAAGCTTTAAACCCACCATACATAGCTAATAAATCAGCAAGCATTTTATTATCATAAGTGTTTAATTTTGAAAACTCTAATGCTTCATTATCTTTTAGGTCTACTGATAAGGGAGGTAAGCCTAATGCGTCTAACTCTTTCTGAGCTTTGCCTAATGCTTTCATAGGAGACCATCCTGTTTTATTTTCTTCCATTCTAGTACCCCTCTACTTTACGACAATTACACCAAGTAGCCCCAGAACATTTATCTGGTGGTATAAGCATTTCTTGAATTGTAAAACAACGATTTAAAATATCTCCCCACTGATTAGAGTCTCTCTCTAACAAAAACGTTTTTATCTTCTGGTCATTTTTATTTTCATATAACACAGTACCTTGGTCATAGCCGCCCATGTTCAAATACATTTGAAGTTGTATTTCGTGTTCAGGTTTTGGTTTTTTTAATTTAGTAAAGCCTGCCGTATTTATAGATTTCAACTCAATCGGATGAGTACCATATTTATAATGATTGATTAAAAAGTCAATTCTTCCTGAAATAGGAGGTATTTCTTGTTTTACTGATACCTCTCTATCTATTAAAATATTTAAGTCAGTAAGCCACTGTCCAACTCGGTCTTCTAAAAAACTACCATTTTGAAAAATTCTTTGCAAATTAGCTGGAAGTGGTTGGTCTACCATTTTACCGTGATAACATAACCACACATACCTATCACATGGGTTACTTATTACTGACGGGTGAAATACCCCACTTCTAGGAGCAAACATAGTCCCTTCTAAATGTTCATCAATTATATCAGAAAGCCATACATCTTTAGGAGAAACATTTTCTTGTATTTTTATTGGCTTAATTTGTTCAATTCCAGCCATAGCTTCTCCTTTATATCTTTTTTAGTTATTTCTTTTATGTGAATAATATCTTCTATTTCATGATACTCTTTTAAGTCGGCATCTCTCTTAGCGTCCCTTTTTGCCAAGTGCCCATGTATACCATCAGCTTCAATTACTCTTTGAATTTCAGATACGTAAAAGTCGACTGTGTATGGAGGGAAACTTACTTGTTGAGAATATCTCATACCAAAGTCATCTAAACACTCAGCGATAATATTTTCTTGTTTAGTATATTCTTTAGGAAGAAAGTTCATTTTGTAATTCCTCAAACTGGTCAGGGTTTTCAATAAAAAAAGTTTTCAAACCATTTAATCCTTGAACCTTCGTGTCTTTATATGTGTACCATGCTCCAGCTTGATGTATAACATTTCTGCCCACACCATCACGCATAAAGGTTTCAATTACATCTATACCACCATCTCCTCTAAATGGGACTTTGACTGCTCTCCAATTTTCTCCACCTATTTTAGATTTATGCATTCTTACTTGCATATCAAACCCTACAGTTTCTTCGTTACCATTTACTTTTTCTTTTATCCACCCGTCTCTTCTAACTTCTAACATAGCATGAGCATAAAAAGTCTGCCCTTGCCCACCGGGCCAAGTATTAGTTGTAACTCTGCCAAGACCCTGTCTCATCTGATTAATAGCAATAAACACTGAACCATTTTTTAGATATGGAAATAACTTTGGAAAAGCACTGTTTACAAAACGACCTTGCCAAGCCATAGGCCCATACCCAAAGTCACCCTTTTCAACATTTTCAGTAATGTCTGATGGAACTAACCCAGCAATACTATCTAATACGACTACATCTACACCAGCGTCTAAACCTTCTCTGACGTATGACATAGCTTCTTCTCCATGAGATGGTTGGGAGACTATTATGTTTGACTGGTCTACACCACACTTAGCCATCCAGTCTTTATCATAAGACCTCTCAGTATCTACCCACATAGCTGACCCACCACTTTGTTGGGCTTTTGAAACAACTAACGATGATAGATACGATTTACCTACATTAGGTGGACCATATATTAAGGTAAAACGATTCCTAGGAAGTCCACCACCTAATAATTTGTCTAACTCTGGTAATCCTAATTGTATTCTTTCTACAGGTGCTGTATCCTCACCTAAAGTTAAATTTAAATCTTTGTTATTTAACAGTTTTTGTATTGCACTATCTGCGTCTTTGTCCATTATTTGTGCCTCCTACGCACTGATTCTGCCCATGATAAGTATGTGGCAGCTACTTCTACTAACTCAATAAATAGTTTAGTATCATTTCGATTGAAAATTTCTTTTGCTACGTCCCCATTTTTATCAGTTGTTATAAGACTCCACCAAGAATCATCGTGGTTCTGTTCACCATAAACACCTGACTGTCTTTCTTTTTCTGCTAAAAGTGCTTCGAGGACACTCATGCTAACAACTTCATTTTTATTTGGAGTCATCTAACATGTCCTCTATTTGAGTGTCTACCTTTCCTTTTATAAATTCCCACACAACATCTGCTACTTTTTTAGATTCTTCTAGCTGTGGTTCTATAGGAAGTTCAGTATCTATTTGGTCAACGGTCAAGTCAACTCTACCATATTGGTTTTGTTCTAATGGACCTACTCTAAATGTAAATCCTAAATGTGCACTAACTTTTGGCATCATCTTCTCCTTTATCATTAAAATGCAACAGTAACATTGCATAGTGTATTATTTTTAATATGTCTTTTCGGGGGGTTCCTTTTTTATCATATCTTGAAGCATACTTTAGAATATTACTTCTACAGAACGCCTTGGCATCACCACAGGCTTCTATGAAGTCTAAGGTCTGTACCTCACCCTCACTGTAGTGCTGGTCATATGTATTGTTTACATATTCACTTATTTCTTGTATTATTTGTTCTTCGTTGTATTTACCCATAGTATATTTATTCTATCAGTTTAGTCTCTTAGTTTCAAGACCACTCTACTCCTTCAGAATCAGTCATTGGTACTTCACTCCAATCAATAAAATCACCTAAAGTAGGTTTTGTCAGTTCTTTTTTATTCGCCCACGAAGGTGAACATAATTCCATGTCTACTTTCAAGGGTATATCT